AAAATGTCTTCTACTTCATTCTCACGAATAGAACGTAATATTTCTGTGTATGGTACAATAATATTCTCTAACACAGCAGTTGGAACAATTACATGTTCGTGATAGTTATTCCATTTATATTTTGTTAGTTTTTCATTGAGAAAATTATTGTAGTTAACATCAAAGTTTTTTTGGTTGAAATCATCTAATACTGCATTAAGTTCATTACCTGAATAAGGATTGTAATTGTTATTTTGTCCTGTTGATTCATCTCCCTTTCCAGCTTCTCCACTATCTTGTGGAGACATGTTATCTGAGGATGAATCTGAGTCTTCAGAAGTGTTTTCTGAATTGCCCTCTCTAGGAGCTTCTTCTGAGTCAGAAGATCCAGCTTGATTATATTCTGGTAATTTGATATCTTTTTCAATTTCATTAATAGAAAAATTGTATAATTCATTGGCAACCGAAACAACATCATTAAAAGTAATGACCTTCTCGACCTTATCAATGAAATAATTCATATCATGATTATAGTCCAAATAAATCTTAGCTGGAATCTTGAAATGAAAATTTAGCTTTTCAACAAAGAAAAATTTATTACTATTAACTGATTCTGTCAGTTTTTCAGGAGGTCCAAACAAACCTCGTTCAAATAATTGATCATACCCATAATGGAAAACTTTCTTCATTCCAGGATAACGAGTCTTAATCAATTTTTCAATTCTTGCATCTTCTACTGCATTCACACAGAATCTGTAGAATTCTTCATGAGTATTATTATTTTCTTTTAATGGTGCTTTATCTAAAGCAGTAATCCATGCATCACAAGGAGTCTCTAGGGCATGAGCAATTTCATGCCCTATGATCAAATCAGTTTCAGCTGATTTTAGATTTTCAAAAATAGGAAAATGTAAAGTTCTACTGTCAAGATCAAATCTAGCTTGTGCATCCTTGGCCGAGAATCTAACATTGATATTTTCTTGCGCCATCAGCTTAGCTAGATATTCTGTTTGTTGGACAAAATTTGACATAATTATATTTTCTCAAAAAAATTGGTGCATCCCCAGGGATTCGAACCCTGATCTCCCGGATTAAAAGTCCGATATTCTACCGTTGAACTAAAGATGCAAACTTGGTGGGCGGTAAAAGTTTAACCTTCTATGTTGACTTCTACTTCTCTAAGTCCCGCCGCCCGAACAATTACTATCTTAGTATAGATCTGATCACAAGTCAACTGTTGTAAGTTGTTGATTCTAAAGGCTTACGTTGTAAGTTGTTGATTCTAAAGAAACTTTTTTTTCATACTTTTTTTTATAGTAGCTAAGTTATTTATAATCAACAACTTACAACGTAAGCCTTTAGAATCAACAACTTACAACAGTTGACTTTCTTATACAGGTTTGGTATAATATAAGAGTAGATCGTTACAAAACAGGAGAGACTATATAATATGAACACAGATAATCATCTGAATGACTTTATTGCAAGCTTGCGAGCAATGTATCCTAGTAGTAAGGTCAATTTCTCACGACCAGAGTTAGTAGCTGCTAAAGGGTCGAACAACAAAGGATTTACTGCATTCATCAAAAATCCGAAATATAAAGTTTCTCATGGTGTGTATGTACTTCCTGTTGCAGATGAATCTGTAGCAGTAGCAGAAGAAGCAGAAGTAGAAGTAGAGGATTGCAATCCTACTCTAACTGTTGCGATGAAAGCTGATTCTGTTGATTCACTTGTACCACAAAAAAATAAAGAATTTGTCCCCTTTGGGGATTATAAGTTGATCAAAAATGTAATTAATTCCAAACGATTTTATCCAATTTACGTGACTGGAGAATCAGGTAACGGTAAGACTGAATTTTGTTACCAAGCTTGTGCAGAAGAAAATCGTCAACTAGTACGAGCTAATATCACATCTTCTACAGATGAAGAAGATTTAATCGGAGGATTCCGATTGATCAACGGAGAAACTGTATGGCAAAATGGACCAGTGACAGAAGCAATGTTAAATGGTGCAGTATTGTTACTAGATGAAGTTAACTTAGGTACAGAAAAAATGATGTGCCTGCAACCTGTTCTAGAAGGTAAAGCAATTTTCGTAAAGAAAATCAATAAGTATATCACACCTAAAACTGGATTTAATGTAATTGCAACTGCTAACACTAAAGGAAAAGGTTCACTTGATGGTAGATATATTGGATCACAAATTCTAAACGAAGCATTCTTGGATCGGTTTGGTATTTGTATCGAACACAAATATCCTACAAAAAAAGTTGAACTTCGTATTCTAAAAAATCTTCTTAATAAAGAAGATAAGAAAAATGATGATACTCTAGAGTTTGCAAACAGACTATGCGAATGGGCGGACATTATTCGTAAGACATTTGAAGTAGATGGTATTGATGAACTGATTACCACACGACGACTACTTCATATTATGAATTTTTATTTGTTTGCAATTCCAAATCGTAAAAAAGCAATCGAATATAGTATCAATCGATTTGATAATGAAACAAAGCAAAGTATGATTTCTTTATATCAAAAAGTAGATGAAACTATTAAAATTCAAGAAGAAACTAATAATGAAGAATCAGATGATTAAATTGCTTTCTAACTATAAATAAAAGTATATGCCAAACTATATCTATAAATGTAATGATTGTTCGAACATATTCGAAAAATTCTTAACCATCTCCAACCGCAAGGCTCCTCTAGAGGAGCCTTGTCCTGTTTGTTCGTGTCAAGACAAAATCGAACTAGTACCAGCAGCCCCTGCTATTGGTGATCCAGTTCGATTGGGAGTCAAACGAGCACCTTCAGATTTTCAAAAATATGTCCTGGGAAGAATGGCAGCAAACCATCCAGGATCAGCAATCGGAAACAAACAATCAATCACAAAGGAAATTTAAAAAAACATATGTCCAAAAGAAGAAACCAATCTGCAACGAATTCGTTGCAGATTAAAAACATTTCACCATTAACTGATGGTCAAAATGATTTGTTTGATTCTTTTAAAGAAGGGTTTCATAATGTGTTAATTGGAGTGGCAGGAACAGGTAAAACTTTTCTTTCCTTATATCTATCATTAAATGAAATATTTGGTAATAATTCAAAATATAAAGGAGCAATGAACAAAATTGTAATTATTCGTTCATCTGTACCTTCCCGTGATCCTGGATTTTTACCAGGGACTGCTAAAGAAAAAATAGCAATTTATGAACCCCCATATAAAGACATGGTTTCTGAATTAATGCAAAGAGGAGATGCTTGGGATATTTTAACACAAAAAGGAATTATATCATTTACTTCAACTTCTTTTTTACGAGGCATGACAATTGATGATGCTTTTATTATTGTAGATGAATTCCAAAACATGACATTCCAAGAATTAGATACGGTTATAACTAGAGTTGGAAAAAATTGTAAAATTTTCATTTGTGGTGACATTGAACAAAACGACTTATTCAGATCTAAATACGACACTACTGGATTACCAAGATTCATGAAAATTATTGACAATATGGATTCTTTTGAAATCATTGAATTTGGAGAAGAAGATATTGTTCGATCTGGACTAGTAAAAGAATATATATTAACTAAGCGAAAAATAGAAAGAAATTATTATGATAATACACAAACAATTCAAACATATTGATAAACCAAACTTTCCCGATCTACAAAGAATAGATGATGAATCGGGGGTTAGAAAATATCTAACCCCCGATGGAAATTTATATCCTTCAGTGACAACAGTATTGGGTAAATTAAATGAAAAAGCTATATCAGCTTGGAAAAAAAGAGTAGGAAAAGAAGAAGCAGAAAAAATAACAAAATATGCTTTTGCTGTAGGCACTCCTATTCATGAGCTATTTGAAAGATATATTAATAATGAAAGACCTGATTATAGAGATATTAAAAATCCTTTACAGAGAAACATGTTCTTATCAATGAAACCTTATTTAGATAAGGTTGATAACGTAGTATGTCAAGAACAACCTATGTATTCAGATATATTGAGACTGGCAGGAACTACCGATTTAATAGCTGAGTACGATGGATTTAAATCAATTATAGATTTTAAAACTTCTAGAAAACTAAAAGAAGAAAGTCACATCAAATCTTATTTCTTACAAGCTACTATTTATTCAATAATGCTACAAGAACTTACAGGGTTAATTTATCCATGGGTAACTATTCTATTAGTGACCTATTCAGGAGAAGTAGCAGTGTTCAGAAAACACAGAAAAATATTCTTCAAGGAGGTTTTAGATTTTATTAATGAGCATAATAACTAAAGAAGTAAAAGAACAGATTGAATCTGATATTAGTATTGATAGATTCAATCTTATCAATGAATCGTCTAGAACCCCAATATTACTATCAAAATATCTTATTCTTTGTATTGATGAAAAGAAGAAATTAAGAAAACTTAAAAATAAATATTACTTCTTATATAAAGAAAAAAGGTTATATTATCTTGGTCAATCTGAAGATGAAGTTTACAAAAACAATCCTTTAGATAAAAAAGTGTTAAGGCAAGATATAGATATCTGGTTAAACTCAGATTCTGAATTGCAAAAACTAAACGATCTTATTTCTGATCAAGAATCAGTCATTGAGTTTCTAGAAAAGATTATCAAGGAAATAGAACGTAGAACATTTACCATTAAAAACATCCAAGAAATCATTAAGTGGGAAAGTGGAGGATAAACTCATGAAGAATAAATATTCTTCATGAGTGATATTCTA